ACGTTCACCGCAGCAGCCGGGGCTGATCTTGTCACGATGAGCGTGCAGAGTGACTGTACCGGAGTGGCCCCGACCACGCATACACTTCAGTGGCGCTTGGACATGCCACAACCTAACACCGTAGCGATCCCCTAGGTGAGAGCCATGAAGCGCCTATTGATCCTGCTCGTTCTGATCCCGTCGTGGGCTAGTGCTGCGACCTACTACGTGGACTGCAACGCCAACGGGGACGCTGGGGCCGGCACCTCGACTGCCGCCAACGTGGCGTGGAAGACCATAGCCAAGGTCAACGCTTCCAGCTTCAGCGCAGGGGATAGCGTCCTGTTCAACAAGGGCTGCACTTGGCGCGAGACGCTGACGGTGCCGAGTAGTGGAAGCGCAGGCTCTCCGATCACGTTTGGGGCGTATGGGACTGGGGCTGCGCCGATTATCAGTGGAGGGGATGTTATTACTCCCGGCACGTCTTGGACTGGGAGTACGCCCTCAACCTCCAATGGTGACCTTGTTTCTGACAACTGGGACGACAACAACACTACCGGATGGACCGTGGCCGGAACTGGCGTTGCTGCCCAGAATCAGAGGTTAGAAGTTGCGTTCACTGGGACTGGCAATCACAGCGCCAGTCAGGATGCCGCTTCAACCGCAACGGAAATGTGGCTTTCCTACAATTGGTACGTCACTTCCGTTGCGGTTGAAGCGAGCCAGCAGCTACGCGGGTCTGGAATCGCTACCTCAGTTGCGGGTGCTGGAATGCTTGCTTTCCTCGGTATATCGGAAGTCTCTGGCGTGATGAAATACAACTGGACATGGCAGAACGACGCAAGCGCCGACACCACTACCAACCTAACCCAGACAGTGACGACTGGGGCACTCCTTCCCGTACTTATTCATTGGAAGGCATCCACCGGGGCCGGTGCCAATAACGGTATCGTGCAAATCTGGCTGAATGGGGCGCAACTTGTAAACGTCTCTAACCTTGACAACGACACAAAGACAGCGAAAGCCGCTTGGATGGGAGATCGGTGGTCAACTGGAGCAGCGACTTCGGTCAGTCAGTATTACGACGACGTGAAACTAGGGACTGCTGTTGTCTACAGCGGTCCTACTTGGACGGCGGCAGTCACTACCGAGCCTACCCGTGCCCGAATGAACGGGACGATGGGAACACTAAAGGCAAACGCAGGAGCGGTAGCTGCGGAGTTCGATTGGTTCTGGGCTGCGAATGTCCTAACCATCTACTCTGTGACCGATCCCGATACGGCCTATACAACTCCGGGCGTCGAGGTGTCTCAGCGGATCTACGGAATCGACCTTAACGACGCCGACTACCTCACCATCGATGGACTCACGTTTGAGATGATGGGTCTTGGATGGCCAGGTGGTGCAATCGCAGACTCTGGATCAAACATTACCGGAGTCACGATCCAGAACAACGAGATTCGATACTGTGGGACAGGGATCTACTTCTACAGTGGAACGGGTGGTGATGTACTCGTCTACAACAACACTATCCACGACAATGCCTCCTCTGCGGTAGGCTCTGGCATCTTCAGCGGGACGGTGGGGCATGAGATCGTCATTCGCGGAAACACGGTCTACAACAACTTGAACGACGGAATCCATGTCAGGGGAAACCGGTGGATTGTGGAGCAAAATACGGTCCACGATAACGGTTCAACTACCGCCGGTCCTTACATCGGAATCCACGTCTATACGGCTGAGGACAACTCGGAAGGTGTCGGTACTTACAACGTCATTCGACGCAACGTGATCTACAACCAGAAAGGCAACGGCGAGGACGGTTCTGGCATCGAAACCGACGTATACACGCACCACAATGACATCTACTACAACCTCTGCTTCAACAACGACGGCCCCGGCATTGACATCTACAACAGCCATGATGTGAACCTGTGGAACAACGTGGCCTATGGAAATATGCAGGATAGCGCCGCGTCCCATGCTGCCGGTACATTCTCGGAGATCAAGCTCTCTAGTTCTGGTTTAGATTTGACTGCAACAGTGGTTGTCAAGAATAACGTGGGATTCGCTACCAAGGCTGGAGCGTTTGGGATCTACGTTGATGCAGCCACAGCGAATAACGCTGGCCTGAGTATCACCAACAATGACTGGTATCGGGCCTCGGGGAATTGGTACTCATGGTCGGGCACTCCGGGGGCAACGCTGGCAACATGGAACGCCTTGGATGCGGCGATCGGCACCGACCTCAACGCCGACCCCCTCTTCCTCTCCGCCACCGACTTCCGCCTCCGCGAAGGATCTCCCGCTATCAATACGGGTGTAGACCTGTCGCTCACTAGAGACTTCGTGGGCACGCCCATCATGGGTGCGCTCCCAGAAATCGGAGCCTACGAGATCCCAGGTCTGCGCTTCCCATCCACGGCAGTCAAGATCACCGTGGCGGGTAACGTGGTGCAGTTCGACAACAGGCACTAATGCTCCCCATCATCCTCTCCGCAGCCCTGCTAGGGGGCCTCGGGTCCAGTCAAAGAATGGGTGAGGTGTCCCCGTTCGCAGTAGTCACCGCCCAGGCAGGCTACCGAGCGATCAGCGGGGAGATCCTCTGGGACTCAGCCGACAAGATCGAGAACCACTCAGGATGGTCCCTCCGAGGCGCAGGAGACGCCAGGATCGAGTTCCTGACCGTAGGGGGGGCCTACACCTACCGCCACACAAACGGCTGGTCTAAGGGCGTCCCGTGGCTTCGGGCAGGGGCACTTATAGGCCCCGTCTGGCTCCTAGCCAGCATAGCAATGGGCTCCCCCAACCAAGAGCGTAAGATCGAAGCCCGGCTTAGACTGCGGCACAAGTGGATAGCCGTCGAGCCTAGACTCTGGATCGGACGGCACAGCACAAGCGACGACCTCGGCGGCCCCTCCTACGGAGCCGACATTCTCATGGGAGTAACACGATGAAGAAGGCAATCCTGGCGCTCGCTATCGTGCTGGCGCTCGTAACCACCGCACACGCCGAAACCAGCTTCGTCACTGCCACCGCCGGGGCCAGCCAAACCCTGACATTCGCCACCCCTCGAGCGGGTGTAGTGATCTGCAACGCAGCCGCCAGTGCAGGGGTGTTCTACTTCCGCCTCTTCAACGAGAACGACACCCCAGCACCAGCCACCGCAGCCCACTCGCCTGTCGCCATTGGAGCCTGCATAGGCTTCAGCAAGCCCCCCTCCGGGTCCGCCTTCTACAAGGCCATCAGCTTGTACTCAGCCTCCAGCGCCACAGTCAACATCTACAGCGAGTAACCGATGGCTACCATAGCCGAGCTCATGGCAGGACTGGGCCGTACCTTCGGAGGAACCCCTACCCCCCAGCCCACCCCCACCCCCGACCCCAACGCTGCGGACCCCTGGAACAACCCCGCCCTAAACGCCCCTGCAGCCCCAGCAGCCGCACCTACACCCTCCCCCTCGCCCTCGCCCTACACCTACCAGACCCCCGACCCCTTCGCCCAGGCCCAACAGCTCGAGCAGAGGAACAACGCAGCCGCCCAGCTTGCCAAGCCCGGCACCCAGACCGTAGAGATCCCCCTCGACATCCTCCAGGCGATCCTCGTCAAACTGGGCATCAGGTAGAACACTGAGTGATTGTAATTGTTGTAATGCTCAATGCCTTTTAAGCCGGGACAGAGCGGTAATCCGGGGGGCAAGCCCAAGGGGGCCAAAAGAAAGACCACCTTCGACAAGGAACTCCTGCGTCAGGAACTCCGCGACATCGTCCGAGCCCACCTCGCCCCCATGACCGAAGCTCAGGTTTCCAACGCTAAGGGCATCAAGTACCTAGTAACCCGCGAGAAAAAGACAGGCAAGTTCACTCGCGTCGAGGACATCCGAGGCAAGATCACAGCCCAAGATGGGGAAGAGATCATCGAGGTCTGGGAGAAAGACCCTAGTGTCCAAGCCTTCACAGACCTGATGAACCGCACCATAGACAAGCCCGCCGACACACTGAACAACGAGCAGTCTGGCACCATTACCCACATCTACAAGTGGGGCGGGGAGTGATAGTCGAGACCCTCCTGCCTTACACGCCTAGAGCCCAGCAAAGAGAGATCCACGCCCTACTCTTCAAGCACAGGTTCGGTGTCGTCGTGTGTCACAGGCGGATGGGCAAGACAGTCCTAAGCGTGAACCACCTGATCCGCTCGGCCCTCATGTGCGAGCTCGAGCGCCCCAGGTACGGCTATCTCAGCCCCACCTACGCCCAGGGTAAGGCGACAGCGTTCGACTTCATCCAGCACTACTCCTCCGACGTGTACGGCAGGACTGTGAACCAGTCCGAGCTCAGGGTGGACTTCCCAGCCACGAAGGCCCCTGACACCAAGCAAGTGAGGATCTATGGTGCAGACAATCCCGACTCGCTCCGAGGTCTGTACTTCGATGGCGTGGTGTTGGATGAGTTCGGGCTGCATCAATCCAAGACCTATTCTGAGGTTGTGGTGCCTACCCTGGTTGACCGAGGAGGGTGGGCACTGTTTTGCGGGACGCCCAATGGACGAAACCAGTTCTATGAGATGGCAGAGCACGCCAAGGAGCGCGTAAGGGCGGCCGACCCCAACTGGTTCTTCGCGGAGTACAAGGCGAGCCAGACCGGCCTCCTCGACGCTGAGTACCTCAGACAAGCCCAGCAGGTGATGACGAGCGACGAGTACGCTCAAGAGTTCGAGTGCTCGTTTGAGGCTGCGGTCAAGGGTGCGATCTACGCGAAGGAGATGGAGGCCGCGAGGCAGAGCGGGCGCATCACCAGCGTCCCGTATGACCCGGCGCTCCCTGTCGAGACGACGTTGGATCTCGGGGTCGGGGACGCCATGTCGATCTGGATGAGCCAGTCCACGCGAGGTGGTGAGGTCAGGCTGATCGACTACCTCGAGGGTAGCGGCGAGGGCTTCCCGTACTACATCAAGGCCCTGGCTGAGAAGGGCTACCTGTACAGCAAGCACTGGGCACCGCACGACATCAACGTGCGTGAGATGGGCACAGGGCGCTCTAGGCTCGAGGTCGCAGCCGGGCAGGGCATCAAGTTCGACGTAACCCCGAGGATGCAGGACAGCGTCAGCGGCGAGGTGGAGGAGGGCATCCACGCGGCCCGGATGCTCTTCCCGCGCTGTTGGTTCGATGCTACGCGCTGTAAGGCTGGCCTCGAGGCCCTGATGCACTACCGCAGGGACTACAACGAGCGGCTCAATGAGTTCAAGGCTACGCCTGTGCACGACTGGTCGAGCCACGGTGCCGACGCGTTCAGGTACATGGCTGTCAACAACAAGACACCTATGGAGCGCAAGCAGGCGCGTGTACAGCCCATGCCGGCAGACTGGCAGTGGACGTGATGAACCAGAGCAACTCAGTATCGAATCTGGTCACGACCGTAGTAGGGCCGTACTTCATCACTGCGGCTGACGACTCTGTCCTGGCTGACGCTACAGGTGGGTCTATCAGCGTGCTGCTCCCACTGTCGGCCTCGAGCAATGGGCGGCTACTGCACGTCAAGAAGATCGACGCGAGCGCGAACACTGTGGTAGTGCAGGGCAGTCCGGGCGAGCTAGTCGAAGACGCTGCCTCGAAGGATCTAGTCCGCGAGGGTGACAGCCTGACGCTCGAGTGCGATGGGGCGCAGTGGTGGACAGTCAGCGATGTCACTGCGAGACAGGTAAGCACGACTCTGCCGCTGACTGGCGGTGGCTATCTGTCAGCGGACCTAACGCTCAACGTCAACTCTTTCACTGGCGACTCTGGGGCGGGCGGGCTAAAGGGTGCAGTGCCTGCGCCTGCCGCTGGGGATGCGGCGGCTGACAAGTTCCTCAAGGCAAACGGTACGTGGGCCACTACTCCGGCTGCAGTGGGCGGTGCGGGAGCGGTCCCTATCGGCGGGATCATCATGTGGTCGGGGACGATTGCCACGATCCCGGCCACCTGGGCGCTGTGCGATGGGACGACGAACACTCCAGGTCCAGACCTCCGCGACAAGTTCATTGTCGGAGCGAAGCAGGATGACGCCGGAGCTGCGAAGTCGAACATCCTCGGTTCTCTGAGCCAGTCGGGCGGGGCGACTGGGCACAGCCACAGCGGGCACGGGAACCTCTCGCACACGGGAGGAGCGGTCGCAGACCACACCGGATTCACGCACGGGCTGTCGGTGGCGAATCACCCCGACCTGACTCACGTTGCCCTCGCCTCGCATCCGGCACTGACGATTGAGGGACAGGCTCACGCGGACGTGACGCTTCCGGGGTACGCCCATCCCGTCCTGACCATCGAGGGGATGACGCACGCGGTTCAGTCCATCGCGTCTCGGGTCGATTTGAGTGCGCCCGGAGCAGCCCATGCGGTACTGACCATCGAAGGCCAGACCCATGCGGTGCAGTCGTTGGCCTCACGGAATGATCTGGTAGTCCAGGGCTTCGCCCATCCCGTCCTGACCATCGAGGGGATGGCACATGCCGTGCTGTCCATCGCGTCTAGGAACGATGCGGTTGGTGCAGGGCTGGC